GCTGTAAGGTTAGCATTTAATGTCAAAGTATGAACTGCATGATTACCACTGTCATTCACTGTATGGGATAGTATCTTCAAAGTGTCCCTACCATTACCTGCTCTAACTAGATAGTACCCTGCTAGATTAGGTACATAGTGAATCCAATTGTGTTTGTTGTTTGCATCCATTGTGATTTCTATCGTGTTGTTTTCTGTCATTCCCGTTGTATCTATTGTGGGTTTGATTATCATCTGGGCTTGATACATCTCTCCATCACTTTGATTTGCGTCATTGTGATGTTGTCTAACAGGAGGATTGGAATAGTCTTCTTCTCCCGAAAACAAGGAAATTTTAGTTTTAGTCCCGATATACGCTACATCTGGGCTTCCTAATTGGTCTATCCTCATGTTTCTACTATGTTGCTGTCTATTATCTGGGTCGCCAAGTTGGTTATGCGATACAGCAATATTGTATGAATTGTAATTTGACTGAGTATCTAATTCCAAAAGACATGACATGGTATCTATTCTTCTTTGGCTCAATCCCTGTGACTGTGATATCGAGCCTCTAAGGTGTTTGAATACGGCTATGCAGTTGTCATACAAGTGTGTGCCTCTCGCCACTTTGTATTGTTCTTGACTAGTGTTAGAAAGGAATGTCTGAGTATGAAGTGCATTTATCACTCTAGAATAATGCCAATATTTGTCTGAACTAGTAACCCCCGTCAATCCCCAATCTGCTTCTGCGTGGAAAGGAGTTCTCCTAACATCATCATTGTCTGTGTTGTTTGGGGCAACTCCGTTGTTATCGAATACTTTTGGAATGATTGGCAGGAATATATTGTGCGATTTGAAAGTATTTCCGCCTTCGCTCAGTCTCCTAGCGTGTTGAAAGTAAGTTTTGTCTATGTCTCCTTTGACTAAATATACCGCCATATGTCTGAAATCGGCACCTACCGCTAGAGAATCCAATCCAAATCCATCATCTGCACATAAGTCCCAAATCCTAACATTCGCTTTGAATACATTAGTACCCGCAGATACGTTCTGATATACAGTTACCCCAGAACCAGACAATACACCAGAACTATTGGTAGTTACATTCCCGCCGTCTGTTGCGCTATTTATTCTAGCGATTAGGCTACCATCAGATTCCTTGAATATCATATCTCCTTCTTTGAATGTTCTTGTGGTAGAACCACTGCAAGTAATCTGGTTAGTGGTAATATTGAAGGCATTCTCAGAAGACAATGTAAAAGTCAAATCAGTAGGGTTGCTCCATCTTGGATATATCATGATTTGAGGGCTTATCTTAGGCATGGTATCTATGTCACTTAGAGATTCAGCATCTATCGGGGTAAAGTGCCAATCAAATGTGGCCTCAACCAATCTCATGACTCCGAATCTTTTTATTTCTGAAGGAAGAATCGAAGATGAATTTATCTTGTTTGTTTTGAAGTTAGCCTCATTCATTAACGATGCAAAACTGCCTCCTGTGTAATTAGTGTGAGAAATGCTGTTTACATCTTTCTGTGGTTTTGTTTCTGTCAACAGACCGTAATTAGAGAAAGAGGCTGCGTTGAATATGCTGTTGTATCTAAGTTTCGATTCTGGATATAAATCTCCTACACTCAACAATTCATATCTCTTGCTTCTGAAATCCTTTTGCTCTATGTCTCTAATCGTGTCAACTCCAACAAACTTCGATGACCTAGAACTAGGGAATTGTTTTGGTAGTAGTGTTAGTTTATCGTTTCCCGTATAGTTTTCATCGTGGAAATTGCTACCCATAATGGGATTGTTGTTAGGAGTAGAGTAATTAGTTCCGTTGATAGAACCATCAGCGTTTATTCTATACCCAGAAGAATATCCCATTATCTTCTGATTTATTTTAGCATCGTTCAAAACGGATGTAAAAGTCTCCTTGAGTTCACCCGGTCTGATTTCTTGGATTGGATTATACTTGAAAGTCTCTCTTGGCACATACTGTGTTGTATTTTCATTTTTGAGAGTATGAATAAAACCCGACCTTGGAATGTTTCTATTCACTATATACAAATCGCTGTTGTGTGAACTAAAGGTAGTGTCAGAAGAATTGTCTTCTATACTGCCTAGAACTATTGGGAAGGTAGGAGATAGAGTAATGATAGTTTGGCCGTCTTGAGAAACAGAATCTAACACATTGAAGTATGTAGAAGTGGAAAGAGTGCTTATCTCATTCATTACACTAGTAACTTCACTTTCTAATCCTGCCTTAAACGCAAACTTTGAATCACTTACTCCTATGTTGTCCGTATCTATTATGTCAAAACCAAGCGAAGTGTCTTTGTTATATCCTCCAATTGCAGAAGAATACGCTAAGTCTGAATATGAAATGGTGGTTGTTATAGGGCCAACCCCGTTATCGGTGAATGCTATCCTCTCTCCGTCTATGAAAACTACACCCTTATCTCCTATTGAAGTGAAATCAGTAGGTGATGTAGTGAGTGTTGGATTTGATAATAGTGCTTTGACTCCCGAAATATATGACCCTACATCTCTCCTGTATAACTTTACAGTAGCCCCGCTAGTTACTTGAGTTTCAGATATGTTGGGACTTCTTAGTGTAATAGGGTATTGCCTATAACCCGTACCCGTAAATCTAGGTCCGACTACGCTTATTTCACCTAATAGATTGTTACTGCTATCCATAAGAATATCAAATGGCTTAGGCACTATACCCAAAGCAAATTGGGCATCAGTTATTCTCAGTTCTGTTGTTGTTCCTGTGGCGATTAAGTTACCATCAATTGTTACATTCACACTGTTGTTTAACATTGGTAATAATGTAGAATATACAATATCATTAGTGTGATTTAGGTTTTTATTAGTAGTAGAGCCTAGAAGTTTAGAAAGTTTATCTCTACCTAATATTTCATAACTAATCAATCCATGCTTGTTTTGTGAATTTATATCTTCAACTGAACCACTAAATATTTCTTCATCAATAGCATAGTTCCCAGATATATAATATAGCATAGATATTGGCGTTGGTTGGTAATATTTCTTTGCTGTAAATTCAGATGTGAGTTTTATTTGTTGATGAACTGAGTCTCCATAGTCTATGTCTATCTGATGATTTGAGAATTCTGGACTTAACAATACTATTTTATTATCGTTCATTGAAGCGTTTGTTTTGCTAATGGTATTACCATTTATTGTTAGTCGCTGGAAAGAATGGTTTGCGCCATACACTGCTTCTGTATCAAGGGGGAATGTTCCTTTGAGTCCACCATTCCATGCTCTAACGTATGCGTCTACATCAGTAAATGATGGCATAGTGGTAATGTTTCCCCACGTTGTTTCTGAATCAGTCTTTATCTTGTTCACTGTTATGTCTTGCACTATCATTTCGTTTACAATAGCAGGAGAATCAAAGGCAGATATGATGTAGTAGTTATTTTCTACTCTTATCAAATCGTTTACCTTCAAGAAATCATCTTTTCTCACATCAAAATTCTCAGTAAGTTTACTTAGTCTTATCTTGTTTCCTGTGATGCTTGTTGCCTTGAATGGCAATTTGTATTGGCCTAATGACGATGTATGCAATGTAGTTCTTACAACGAAGGAATGGTCTTCTTTGAGTTTCAAATGCTGTATTCCAGATATGTCGAAGACCTTGGCCCTTGCTATTTGACTCATTTTGTTTCTTGGAAAGTTAACTGAAGATTCTAGTATTGGGTCCACAATGTTATTCTTAAGATGTGATGATTTGTAGTATAGGTATCTACTTGGTCCTATAAAATTACCATGATTAAATCTATACGAGCCTGTTGGAAATGTATCTGGATGAGAAGAAGTCTTGTCCTCAGAACTTCTACTGTAATTTCTAAATGCATATCCCCATCTATCTGGGGCAAAATTGTATACTGTGTCGGTATCAACATCCGTTCCTCCACTAATATTTTGAAATGATGCTCTAGTTGTATCTTCACTTCTGTTGTTGTCAATTAGTATTCCATTGTGTTTTATGTCTCCTAAGTCTGTGATATTCACTCCATACTCTTGTTCGGTTAGAAATATCGTTTGCTGTATGTCTCTCCCCACGTAAATGTCTACGTTAGATAGACCTGCATTAGTGGGTAATGTTCTTCTTGGATAATCTAATGTTATTGTATTCGCACTGTTATCAAAGGAAGCAATATTCCCTATCCATTCTACGAGTCCTGCGCCAATGCCAGAAAATACACTTCTTCCGATATCAGCATTAGTCCAACCATTGTATGAGGCATTTACAGCAGTTTTGTATGTTGTTTGATATAGAGTCACTGTATTGATAGTGCTAGAGCGTATTGCGCCTCTTGCCGCCCAATCACTAAACCATCTGCAAGTAGTAAGTTGATACTTGGTGTTGTAATCCAATTGATTCTTGTGTTGTAGCCTATCCTCATAGAAATACCAAGTAGGTCTACTTACTGTGCTGCTAACATCGTATTTATCGAATAAGGATGTTCTACCAGAAGTGGTGTCTGTTTTACCTCTTAATCCATATGATACTGCTACCACACTAGTATCTGTCTTTGCCGGACCCTCGTAAATCTCAAAGTTTGTGTCCTTTGGTATTGAAGTTGGGTATCTAGGTTCAAACTCAAAACCATCACCATAGTAATCATATGTGGTCAGTCTCTTTATCTTAGCGAAATGCGGTCTGTTCTTCACTGCTCCATCATCGCCACGTATTTCTGGGTTGATTAGAACGAAGTAGTCTTTGCTTTCTAAGTCCATTCCCGGTCCTGTTGAACCTGCTAACAATTGACCAGTAATACTGGCATTTCTGTCATACACTCTAATCTTGTAGGATGATGTCTCTTGCTTGTTCTTAGCATAGTTAGCCAAGGTTGACTGATTGCTAGATGGAATTATTCTATTTACGAGTCTGGTTTTGGTATGACCAGAAATTATTGGCTCATCATTAGAACCCACACTAGTTGGTGCATTTCTTATCTCAAAGAAGTTAGCAGAATCTTGGTCATTGGTATTAAGACCGGGATTCTTCAATACAGGATTTACTGATGTATCTGTAAATGCAGAATTAGGAAAGGGGTCATCCCTATTAGCATATACATGGTTTAGAGAGAGGGATTGGTTTTCGGTTTGATTGATTACATAAGTATAGTTATCAGCCATTACTCATCACCAAACCTGTAATAGAATATGATATCGCTAAGTCCAACGGAGAGTGTGCTGTTTCTTGGGCTTGGTTCCCCACTTGAATGCATACATACCTCAAACATCTCTCCCATAAACTGATTCGCTTTGTCATTACTGTATGAAGAACCTGTTCTAGTCTCACCTTGACCAATCCTACAATCACTAGGGTCAAAGAAGAAACCGTGTGGCAATATTGTCGTTGTTATAGGTTGAGATGCAACTTCATTTCCATTGACGTATATTCTCAAGGAGTTAGTGTTGTATGAGCAAGATATCCTATATGTTGATTCTACATACAATGCCTCTCTTGGTTGAGAAGCATATATTACAGATGTAACAGGAACAAGTGGGTCTGCATCTAAAGTTATATCATTCCCACTTACATCAGCAGTGGTTCCTATCAACCTAGCATTTACATCGTATATTTTCTCACCTGCTCCTATTGTATCTGCTTGTGTTGTTTGAACTGTTATTATTCTAACTCCCGATGTATCGAAGGTAGTGTTGTTATTTGATAATGCTATATTATCCAAGTTATTGGAAATCGCATAAGAGTTTCCTATTGTTAATATTTTTATTGTCACTGTGTTATTAGAAGGAGTTGCTGATATATTTCCTCCGTGTGCGCTGGTTATCTTTGATGCTAAATTAGTAGCAGTTGCATTATTATCAGCACCTATTTGAAAGAACTCGTAAGTGGTATCAGTCTCACCAGAAGCGTTTGTTGACGGTTTGTATTTCTTTAACACACCACCAGCATCCGTTATGTCAAGAGAATCAGTTGGATTTGCAGCGTTCAGACCACCACTAAAATTCGCCGCCGTTATATTGCTGGTATTCACTCCTGTAATGCTTGTATTTCCACTTGTTCCTCCATTGTCTTGAGTTAGATTCACCTTGTCTTCATCAACTCCATCATTGGTTGCAGTTATGTCTAGATTGGTCGCATTATTTACTGCGTTTGCAAAATTAGCCCTATTGGAGCCTGTTGATGGTAATCTGTAAATGACATACTGAATACCACTGAGCGTTATGGTAGAGCCTGTTGGATAGTTATTACTATTAGTGGTTGGATGTGCGGCTAGAAACTTGACTGTTGTTCCATCTGCATCTGTTAGTTGTATGTGTTCATTAGGAATATTTTCGTTTACTCCACCAGAAAAAGAACTTATTGTAGGATTTGGAGAAGTGTTTGATGTTGACATGTTGCTTGTTGTTATTGTGAAACTGTTTCCATTAGTTCCACCAGTATTGGCAGTCAATGTGACCCCATTGTTGCTTAGTGCAGATGCAGTGACTTCGGTGTTGCCATTTGTTGGGTCATTGATAGCAGAAACCAATGAAGCCATAGTATTGGTTAAGGAATTTCCTTTTCTGAATGTGATATAATTCACTGATGATGATGTCTGTATAGAACCCACAACACCACTGCTAAATATCCTGTACTTCTTATCACCACTACCTGTGTTTATCGTTATGGATTCGTTGCTAACTACTTCATCTACCCCTCCACTCATATTGGATGTGACCTCTACATCAGTATCTACAATGCCCGAACCTGTTGATAAGTCTCCTCCGGTCCCTAGTCTATTTGGTGATGTTCCTCTTATTGCAGCAGTGAATGTGACAATATCATCCTGTCCTGCTAGAACCAGTCCCACGGCTACACTTCCAGCCCATCCATTGTTCCAAGCATTGACAGCATCATGAAATTGTTTAGCCTGTGCCTGTCTAGAGAAAACATTGTTAGAATTGTCTGTGACAGTAAAACCCCTATCTCCCGAAGAAAAATTATCTACATTTGACAAGTCAACATTATTATTGTAGGTTAGTCCAGAAACCGGAAACCATCTTGTTGTTGTATTCCCATCTTCACTCACCACCTGTATATATCGGTTTGAGGCATTGGTAGTGACTACCCCTAGAGTATTGTGAAATTCTATTGTTCCTGTGCCAGCAACGGGTGTGGTATCAACAGCAAAATTGTTGTTGTTGAATGTAATGCTTGCTGATGCACTCGTAGCAGGAAAGTAGGAAGAAGGCGCATTATTATTTATATCGAATGTTACACTTCCTGTTGATGCAACAGCAGGAGCATTAACCTCTCCTGTGAAACTATTGCTAGATACAGTGATTACTTTACTAGGTTGTGCGTTCATTGCATTTGCTGATACTTGTGTTAGTTCAGTATTTATTCCATCATAGAAACCAACAGCATCATAATAACCATGTAGAAGATTGTTTGGTTTTATGATTGTATCTGATGTTGCAGTAACCTTAGTTGTATTATCTTGATGTATTTTTGCTACTATTCTATATTCTGCTGGTCTATTAAATGTTTTATTTTTCAACCCTGTTGTAGAAATAGTAGTGTTTTCTAAATACACCTCAAAGTTCCTGTTGTAAAAAAGATGCATTTTTTGTGCAGTTCGGTCTGTAAAGAAGGAATTAGATTGGTAATCTGCTTCATTACTAGTTACGTCTATGCTTAAACTAGGGTTTGTTTTCTGAGAGTCAGATATCCCAACACCTGTTCCTGTCTTTGTTCCATATCCATTTACATCGTATGGGGTTATAATTGCCTCAAATGTAAATGGGGTAGTTTGGCCCCAAAGACCACCTCTTACCCCTAGTTCTTGAATAGGGTTGGTTAGGTTTAGGTCGCCATATACCTGTTTGATATATCCATCGCATAACATTGGAAATACTAGTGACTTGGTATCTCCAACATATACACCCGGCATAGAATCACCTAGAAAGCCTTATTGATAAAATCAGACATAGCAGTAGATGATATTGTAAAGTTAAGAGTGAAGTTTATTGATGGTATTTGGTCGCCAGCAATATCAGTAGAGAAATCATTGATGAATCCACTCATACCCGGTATCTCTTGGTCAATATTAGCCAATGCAGATGGAAACTCAGTTGCGCCAAAGTCTATCTTAGTCCCGTCTAGTGTAGGCATATCGAAGGTTCGATTGCCAAAGTGAAAAGGTATTAGAGGACATTCCGATAAAGGGGTATTCTCATTAACGCCAGCATGATATTCAAAATTAGTATCTACACGACTTGGTATCAATACGATTAATTTACTTACGTTTTGGTCTTCATGTAAGAAAGAAGAATCCACATATGAGTGTAGTAATTGCGCCATTTCATATGCTGTCAGTTTCTTATTCTTTTGAGTACCGTTCTTTGTTTTTTTGAATAGCATTTGGTCAGATAATATTCCATTTATTGATACTGTCTTTGTTGCTAGACCTAAATCCAGTGCCAAAGTGGATGACTCACCAGATATTATACCGGAAAAAGGAACAGGAAAGGCAATGGATTGTTTGTTTGTTGCTATGTTTATATTAGTTGCCAGTAGTCCTATTCTGTTTTGAAACAATGCTGTATCGTTTATAGTATCTGGTAGTGTATCGCCAGAACCTCTTCTTGCTAACTCTAACATGCAATAGGAGGTTACTTCGGTAAGAGTTCCATAATTAACCATATCATGCACCTATTCTATTTGCTCCTGTTCTGTTCATTCTTATGTTGATTTCTCTTGCTACCTTGTTGGCAATATCTCTTATTTCTGCATCAGAAGCACCAACACGGCCATTTATGTGAATGTGAATATTGTTTCCACCTGCTCTTGCACCCATGCTATTTGCATTGTTCTGTACTCTTGCACCTCTAGGTAATGATACTAGTTCCGGTCCATTTTCGCCAACAACCGCTAGACCTCCTCTAGATACACCTCCTGTTGAATGCTTACCAATTTTGCGACCTGTTAACGCTCCAAATGTAGCATTGTAAATACCTGCTAAGATTCCTGTAATGATACCTAACATAATCTTGAATAGACCTGCTAGGAGATTACCTAGCAATTTGACTAGATTGAATACAATTTCTTTGAAGAAAACTTTGATTGCTCCTACTATATCACCTGCGAATATTTTTCCAATTAGATTGAATACTCCTAAAAGAATTCCAAGAACATTCAAAAATGCTTTCTTGAAGAAACCAAAAGCATCTTCAAACTGCTTTCTAATCACAGGCCATCCTGCGTTGATTATTTTAGCAATTAGAGTTATTCCAAAGACAATCAGCAATCCATACATAGCAAATTTACCTATGAGAGCAGCCGCTTTAACTGAAAATTCTCCTAGAGCCTTACCTGCTCCTTTGAACCATTTTCCCATCACTTGCAGGTTTTGTGTCATTTTCTTTCTATATCCAATTCTACCTTTATTTTCAAATTCTTGAAGTTTACTTAGACCAAATAATTTTTTTCTCACTATTCTTTCCGGGCCTTTTATACTGTCAAGAAATGGACCTTTTGTAAATTCAAATGTCTTAGTTAGTATATTCGTTAAAGGAGCAAAAGTTTCTTTTAAAATAAATCCAATTGAGCCTCGTATTGGTGCATTTTTTGTCCCTCCTTCTAATGTTGGTTTTTGGAACTCAAAAGGATTAGCCTCGGCAAATCTTTTTGTTATACCCTTACCTCTATTCAATATAGATTTTCTAAGTTGTGCGCCTCTTTTTTTTACAACATTTTCAATTTCATCTATATATTTTTTATAAAATCCTTTTGCTTCCTCTTTTGCTAATTTTGCATCTCCTAAATCACCTAAAAGTAATTCATAGTATGGTGTAGTTCCACCTGCTTCTATTTTGTCATATCTTTCTTTTAACATTTTCAATGAATCAGCAAGTGCTAGATTAGATTCTAATGACTCTAAAATTTGTGTTCTGTTTTCTTCTTGTGCTTTTGTGAAGAAGTTAACTACGTTTGAGACACCACGAAGATAATTTTGTAATCTCCAAAATGTGCTACCAGAACTAAATCTACTAATGACATTCCAAAGTTTATTTCCGCTTTCACCTGCTTGACCAAAACGAAATATTAATCCGTCTTTTGCTCGATTTAATCTGTTGATAGCAACAGTTAAATCGTTGGTTAGTTCAGGTGCATCTTTAGCCATTATCTTACCTTCTTTATTTGCTTATCTATTTCTTCTGATTTCAACTGTTCTGCTTCTGTATGTATCTTCATCATTTCTAATATTATTGTTGCCGGAGTATTGTATGCTTCCATTGGACTTATACCAAATACTTTTGAATATGAATAAATAAGGATTCGTGAGGCTAAAGTAGGTTTTATTTCTCCTCCTCTTAGTCCTCTACGAATCTCTTTCAGTTTCCCGTATCATCCCCTAAGAAATCATTAAAGGGATTAGGTAGAACATTTTTTAATTGCGCTCCAACAAAAGGAGTCAACCTTAAAATTTCTACTGTCGTTAATGACGGTTCTGTTTTCTCTATGAAGTTTTCAACCATAAACCTATACATTTTATTTAGGTCTATGCCCATACTTCCTTGGTCAGCGTTAAGGTTCATCACCACAGATAACGCTTGTTCTACTTGAAGCCATGTAGGTTCTTTGACCCACACCTTCAATATATCATCTGAAGTTTCATCAACTTTCAAAAGATGACATTTTGTTTCTACTGTTGTAAACAGTCTGTTCTTATCACTTACTACATTTTCCATTTTTTCCACCTACAATATAAAACTAACAAACAAACGATTGTTAGTGGAATGTTAAGATAAAAGGATTTTA